CAGGTATTCAGCAGGAGCGTTCGGTTCAATCGAGGAGCGCATGCCACAGAAGCTCGCAGAAGCCAAGTACCTAGTAGAGACATACCCAGAGTTGATCTCATTCAAGGAGAAGGCTGGCTGGCCATTTGGGGCACACGTTGTATTGAGACAGCGCAACAAACCCAAGCATCTGATGAAGTAATGGGAAAGATCAAGCGTCCCTGTCTAACTTGTGGCCAACTGACAGACAGCGTAACGAGGTGTCGCCACTGTGCCAAAGAGCGTGACAGTATCTACGATGCTGAGTATCACAAGCGTGCGGCCATAGTAAGAGCAACTGCGACTGTGTGCTGGATATGTGGGAAGGGAGCAATAACCGGTGATCCATGGACTGCTGATCACGTTGTGCCACACTTCAAAGACTCTGAACTCAGGCCTGCCCATAGATCATGCAATTCAAGACGAGGGGATCATGCCTAAGATGATCTGGCAAACCCTAAGCCAGTCAGGACTGCAAGACCTGAAAAAAGCAAGCTCTCCCCTGATACGTGAATCGACTACCCCATGACCATGACAATAGGACTCCTGCAAACCCTTACCCCATCAGGATTTGCCGTAATCCTGTTTTTTCCTGTGTGGGGTCGGGTTACGGGATCCCGCGGAGGTCAGTACGCATACAAGCGAAATAACTCATTTTTTTGGAGTGGCCATGGGAGGTAAGAACTCTGGACGCAAACCGAAACCTATCGAGCAGAAGCGCAGATTAGGAAATCCGGGAGGACGTCCTCTTCCGAAACAAAGTGCTGAAGTAATTAATCTTCCTATCAGGGAAATTCCTGAACCTCACAGAACGTTGTCGGAGCGTTATGGACGCAGGATGTGGGACGCAGTCTGGCTTGCTGGCGCAAGTTGGCTTAAGCCGCACATGGACGCAGAGCTTGTACTCATGGCTTGTGAAGCGATCGATGAGCGTATTCAGTTGCGTAGTCAGGTTATGCTCAACCCTGAAAGTTGGCGAGAGAGAAGAGGACTGCGTGAACTTGATAAGCAGATTGCTTCGCTATTGGGGCAGATCGGCTTCGCACCAACCGACAGAGCGAATCTCGGAATAGGGGACAGTAAGACACATGACTTCAACGACATCAGGGCAAGGATCCAAGCAAAGAGGAATGCGGCCAACGGCTAAGTGGCAACCCACTTTCTACACTCCCCGAATCTACAAAGAGACTGACGGCGATGAGATTATTGACTTTGCCGAGACACACTTCCGAGTTCTGAAAGGTTTTCGTGCCGGTGGCGATCTCGTCTTCACCGACTGGCAGAAGTGGCTTATGCGTTCCCTTTTTGAACGTAACGATGACGGAAGACTTCGCTATCGCCGCGCATTGATTGGCCTACCACGCAAGCAAGGAAAGTCCCTTATGGGATCGACTATCGCCGTGTACTCGATGATCGCAGGAGAACCGGGAGCAGAAGTGTACGCAGTCGCAGGAGACAGACAGCAGGCACGGATCATCTTTAACGAAGCGAAACAGCAAGTACAGAACTCTCCGATGCTTTCGCAAATCGCCAAGGTTTATCGTGACGCTATTGAAATGCCAACGTTCGGTTCTGTGTTCCGTGTGTTATCAAGCGAGTTCAAGAGTCAGGCTGGCCTCAACCCTTCCACCGTGTTATTTGACGAGTTGTGGAACCAAGGTGACGGAGAACTCTTTGACCAGATGAGTCTCGGTTCTGGTGCGCGGCTAGAGCCAATGGTGATCTCAATTACCACGGCAGGATTTGATCTTGATTCCCTCGCCGGTAAGCAGTATCACTACGGCAAGCAATGTGCTTCGGGGGAAATTGACGATGAGGCATTTGGCTTTTGGTGGTGGGAAGCCTCTCCAGATTGCAATATTCACGATGTCAAAGAATGGCGAAAGGCGAATCCCAACGTTGCTGAAGGATTACTGTCGCAAGAAGACCTCGCTACGGCCACGAAGCAGACAAGCGAATCAGCCTTCAGGAGATGGCGTTTGAACCAGTGGGTACGGGCACAAGAATCGTGGCTTCCGATGGGAGCTTGGGAAAACCTCGTCGGCGACAATCAACTATCAGAAACACTGCCTTCTTGGGTCGGGATTGACATGGCGTTGAAGCACGACTCTGTGGCAGTAGTGATCGCACAACCCCAAGAGGACGGTATTGTCCTCCGTTCAAAGATCTGGAATCCTTCCGAAGAAGGAATAGATGTGTCTGCAGTCGAGCAATACCTCCGTGAACTGCATCTCAAATACGAGATCAAAGAGTTTGCCTACGACCCTGCTTACTTCCAAAGAAGCGCAGAAGCTCTCGTTGACGACGGCCTGCCAATGGTTGAATTCCCACAAAGTGGCAATCGCATGGTTCCAGCGTGTGGAAATGCCTACGAATTGATAGTGAATAAGAAGGTGATTCATGACGGATCGCCGACCTTTACAGATCAAGTCTTATCAGCCGCGCAACGAATCACAGAGACAGGTTGGCGATTGAGCAAGAACAAGAGTCGCAGAAAGATAGATGCGTGTATTGCTATGGTTATTGCACTTGATCGAGCAACGAGTAGAGTGAAGTTAGAAGAAAGTCCGACGGTATTGAACATATGGGATTGAGGAAATACATGAGCCGCAAAGTATGGACAAGTTTGTGCGAGATAGTTGGCGCAACCATCGTCGTTTTGGGCGTAGCGAATTACTCGGTACCGGTTGCTGTCATACTGTTCGGTGTCGGATTGATCGTATTGGGTGGAGTTAGCGCATGAGCCTGTGGAAGAAGACGGAGCAACGTGCACTGCCGACAACACTTGACCCATATCAAATAACTGCTCGACCTTTCTACGCAAACTACTCAGGCGAGATCATTAACGAGGCAAATGCCTTCGCTCACTCTGCTGTGTTGGCGGCTATCACGCTTCTCGCCGACTCTATTGCTGTAATGCCACTTGAACTTGTCAGGGAGCGAGCAGGCCGTACGGAGAAACTTCCTACGCCAAGTGTGCTTGTAAAACCAAACGAGCACCAAACGATGTTTGAGTTCATTCATCAGACTGTGATGGTTCTCGCACTCCACGGAAATGCTTACATCTATGCACCACGCAGACCCGGTGAACTTCCTCCAGAGATGCGGAACATTCACCCCAACCAAGTTAAGGGAATCGTAAAGACTGACACGGGTGCGCTGAGTTACGAAATCGGCAAACAGGAATACTCAACATCTGAAATTCGTGCGATTCACTGGATGATCTTTCCGGGAGCGAAGCAAGGACTGTCTCCTCTTGAGATGCAACGAAACACAATTGGCATGGGTCTTGCGATGGATCGCTTCTTGGCGCAATTCTACGGAGAGGGTGCAACGCCAAGCTCTGTCCTTGAAACGGAGCAGACCATCACGGCAGAGCAAGCCACAATTCTCCGAGACACTTGGGAAGAATCGCATTGGAAGCGCAGGCGACCAGCAGTTCTTACGGGTGGCCTGAAGTGGCGTCCGATCACTACGAGTGCTTCAGATATGCAGATGATCGAGCACCGTGAGTCAATCATTAGAGACATTGCCCGTGCTTACCGTATCCCGTTGAACCTGATTCTCGGTTCTGGCGGCGACTCACAGACCTATCAGAACGTTGAACAAGCAGGTATCAACTTCGTTCGCTACACACTTCTACCGTGGATGCGTCGATTAGAAGATGCAATCAGCGAGATGTTGCCACTCAACCAAAAGGTGCGCTTCAACGCTGATGAGTTCATGCGAGCAGACTTGACTACCCGTGTTAACGCACAGCGCACACAGATCCTTTCGGGAACGTTGTCGCCAAACGAAGCACGTCAACAAGAGAATCGTGAGCCTTACGAGGGAGGAGATGCCTTCGTTGCGCCGTCTTCACAGCCTTCTGCTGGTACAGATGCGGAGCCACCACAACAATGAAAGCCTACAAAGTTACAGTTACGGACGCAGTGACAGAACTGGTTCCGAGAGACAACTTGAACCGACCTGTGTTTGTGCAGATTGAAGGCAATCACACTGTTTACATTGGTGGTTCAAATGTGACTGCCGCGCAAGGCTTCCCAATCGTGAAACACACTGCGCCGATTGAAGGTGGATTGCCTACAGGCGATGGTCTGTGGGGAATCTGCGCTACCGGTCTAACAGAAGTTATTAGAATTCTCACGATTGATGCCGATTAAATATGCCTTATACAGTCTCATCGAACGCAGAAGGTTGCTCAGGATTCGCCGTAGTCAAAGAAGGCGAGAACTCGCCGATTCTCGGAGGCTGTCACAAGACGAAAGCAGATGCGATTGCACACATGGTCGCACTTCAGGCCGAGTACGAGGATGGAGAATCCCGCCAAGAATTGGAGATGGAAGATGAGGGAAATGACAGCGAAGAAAACTTGTTGCCACGCCAAACAGCAATGTACGAACTGTATGAATCGATCGCAGAGAACTTTGGCCAGTGGAATCAAGGCTCTGGTGCGGATGGTGCTCACTACGCAGAAGTTTCTCCGTTCCAAGATGAAGGACTGATCTGCGCTAACTGTGTGTTCTACGAAGGTGGACAACGTTGCGAGATCGTTGAAGGGCAGATAAAGCCACTCGCTATTTGCAAACTCTGGATCATTGAAGAATCACTTCTTCCTGTCGCCGGCATCAAGTTTGTTGACGGAGAACCAGAGGAAGAACCAGCCGAATACAACACAAGAGCTTCTGTCAACCTCGTTGCGCCAGCGTTCATGAAGGCATCTGCTCGACGAGGCTTGGCTTTGCATGAAGAAGGATATTCAGGAGACGGACTGCGGCCTCAAACTGTTGAAGACGCACGGAAGATGGCGAACGGAGAAGCTCTTTCCCCTGAAAAGTGGCGCAAGATTTCTCCTTGGATTGCGCGGCACACGGTTGATCTTGACGCAGTTCAGGGGGACGAGATCACGGCAGGCCTCGTAGCGATGTTGCTTTGGGGAGGTGGCAGTTCTAAGGCTTCCGCTAGTCGAGCGAAGAGTTACGCAGAACGGATAGTCGCACAATTGGAAGAAAGCCGTGAACAACCGAGAGACAAGTTAGGCCGTTTCGGAAGCAGTAATAGCACTGGAGATATGTCCGAATACGGAGATGAATACGATATTCCAGAAGAAACAATATCTACTGAAGCAATAAGTTCTAAAGAAGTCAATCGCATCGCAAGAAAAATATCTGAAAAAGAAGATGCGTTGATCAACCAAGAGGGACTTGATTCTATGGATATTGAGTCACTTGAAGAAGGTTTGATAGCAAGAGACACACTTCGTTTAATGCGTCAAGATTATCAGCCAGCAGAAGGAGATCCGGGTTGGGATATGACCGATGCGGCTGTTGAAAGTTGGAGTAAATCAACTGTAACTACAACGTTGACCAATCAAGACGGTCATATCGCTGGTGCAGTGAATTTTACAAGAGATCCTAATCGGGCATTAGGAGTTCCTGAACCGGTAATTGAAATGAGATTCCTCGGAACTACTGGAATTGTTGACGGAGCAGGAAGCACACTCTTCGGAAGCGTGATTAGATACGCGGCCAAAAACGGAGGAGGCCTAGCCTTGCAACCTCTAGATTCCGAAGCATTAATGTATTGGCAAAATATGGGATTTCAAGACGCTGGATCTGGTTTGTATATGAGTTCAAACACGGTTAAAGCAATAGCAGGAAAGATTGGAAAATGAAGATTCCTTCACTTGATGTATTAGATAAGAAAAGATTCCAGATCACTGCACAAGAGCCGAAACAGGAACGTTCCGTTTCTGACTATGATGGCGAACCAGAGGTGAACGATGACGATGCTCAATAACAATTCAGGTTGGTTACCGGTTCATAACGAGAACCGTTCCGTTGCTTACAGCAATCTAGAGCTTCGGGCTAATTCAGACGGTTCAACCCTCACTGGTTATGCCGCAGTCTTTGATTCACCGTCAGAGCCTTTGCCTTGGACAGAGTTCGTTAAGCGTGGTGCTTTCACAAAGACACTCAAAGACGGTGCCGATGTTCGACTGCTGATTGACCACGAAGGTATCCCACTGGCACGGACAAAGTCGGGAACGTTGTCACTCGTAGAAGACGAGCGTGGCCTATTCGTTGAAGCAGACCTTGATCCAAGCAACCCAGACGCGGCGAGAGTTATCTCCGCAATGCGCCGTGGCGACATGAACCAGATGTCCTTCGCCTTCCGAACCATCAAGGACGCATGGGCAAAAGATCGATCAACCCGTGATCTAAAAGAAGTTCAACTCTACGATGTTTCCATCGTGACCTTCCCTGCCTACGAGGAGACAGTAGCCGAGTTGCGAAGTCGCAAAGAAATAGGTACTGTTGACACAGCAAGTAGTCTTTTGCTTCGCAAGAATCAGTTGGCTATTGCAAGACACAAGTAGCCGGGCTGACAAGACACCACTACTTTCCATCAACAACCCTATGGGAGTAGCAATGAAATATTCAGAAACACTTAAGGAAAAGCGTCAGGCCGCACTTGCGTCCGCAGACGCATTGGTAGCACAAGCACAGGTAGAAACCCGTGACTTGAGCAAAGAAGAAGATGCAGAAATTGCAAAGCATCTTGACGAAGTACGTGATCTTGACGATCAAATCTCACGCCACGAAGAGCTTGAGGCTCGTTCGGCAAAGGCTGCTGAGGTTCGTGCTGAAAACAAGATCGAGCAATCGGTTGCTGTCGTTAAGTCAGAACCACGCACCTATTCACCAAACGCAGACAACTCATTCCTTGCAGACGCATTCCGTTCGCAAGTTTTGGGCGACTTTGACGCACAGGCACGAATCACTCGTCACATGAACGAAGAGCGTGTAGAGCGTCGTGACGTGAACAGTGGCAACTTTGCTGGACTCGTCGTTCCGCAATTCTTGACCGATCTCGTTGCACCTTTGGCACGAGCAGGACGCCCTACTGCGGATATCGCACGTAAGCATTCCTTGCCAGCCGCAGGTTTGACGATCTCATTGAGCAAGATCACCACTGGTTCAGCAGTAGCCGCGCAGACTGAAAAGGCTGCCGTTCAGGAAACTGACATGGACGACACGAAGTTGGACATCTCAATCAACACCTATGCCGGTCAACAGAACGTTTCCCGTCAGGCGATTGAGCGTGGTACCAACATTGATTCGTTGGTAATGGCTGACCTTCAGAATGCCTACAACACAACGTTGAACACAGCAGTAGTTGCTGAACTTCTTGCATCAGCAGGACAGTCAGTTACCTACACTGACGCTTCACCAACCGTTGCTGAGATCTATCCGAAGCTCTTGGATGCGATTCAGAAAGTTCAGACCACGTTCTACGCTGGTCCAAACGTGATCATCATGCACCCACGCCGTTTGGCTTGGTTCATGTCTGCACTTGATGGCCAGAACCGTCCATTGGTTGTACCAACACCTGTTGCCATGAACCCAATGGGTTACGGCTCAGGCGCAGTTCAGTACGGAAACAGTGGCTACTCGATCGCAGGCTTGCCTGTCGTGACCGACGCAACCGTTTCGGTAGCGCAAGGTGCAGGCACCAACCAAGACACCATCTATGTGGGTAACGCACAGGAACTTCACCTGTGGGAAGATTCCCCAATGATGTTGCGCTTTGAGCAACCACAGTCTCAGAAACTTGAGATCACGATGATCGTGTACGGCTACGCGGCTTTCACCGCAAACCGTTACCCAAATGCTTGGGCACAGATCAACGGCACGGGATTGGTAACACCTACTTTCTAATTTGATCTTTTCGTGATCAACATGAAGTAGGAATCCGTTCCTATCGCTTCTGGGTTGCTGATATTCTGTCGGGAGTATCAGCAACCCTTTAGCATTTATTGGAGAAGTTATGAAAGAAATTGAATCCCTGTTAATCGAGCGTGAAGGTTATGTGCGCCGTGGCAGAAAAGACCGTGTAGCACAGGTTGATGTAGTCCTTGCTTCGCTTGGCTACGGAGTTGAATCTGCGGCTATTGAGCCAGAATCAGAACGAGCAACGGTTAAGAAGCCTAAGAAGCGAGGCGAATAATGGCCATAACTAACGGCTATGCCACGCTTGCTGAAGTCAAGGCCGTATTGCGCCTGACGGACTCAACTGATGACACGCTGTTAGAGAACGCCATTGAAGGAGCTTCCCGGCGAATTGACGGCTACTGTGCCACGTTCTTTTACCAGACGGCACAAGTTGTGAATCTTTATCCTTACAACGAATATCGTGTGTCTTTCCCTGACGCCGCATCGATTACTTACATCAAGACGGACAACGACGGCGACGGCACATTTGAGACAACTTGGACTGCTGGCACGGACTACCAACTTGAGCCTCTAGATCGCACCTTGCAAGGCAGGCCGTACCGTAGAGCGACGGCTATCGGAAGCAAGACATTCCCGATCTTTGGATTGCCGAACCCTCCAAGCGTACAAATATCTGCCACTTGGGGCTGGCCTAGCGTTCCTGACGATGTGCGAGAAGCCTGTGTCCTGCTGTCCATTCGTGGCTTCGCACGGTATAACGCGGCTCTCGGCGTAATCGGATTCAACGACATGGCGATACAAGTTCGTGCAGTAGATCCAGACGTTCGTGACCTTCTTTCCCCATATCGGAAGCTCGGAGTTGCTTGATGCCGGCGACAGTTTCTCAAGTCGCTGACGGAATCAAGACGAGGCTTCAAACGATCAGCGGATTGCGTGTATTCAACTATCAGCCAGAACAACTCAACCCACCAGTCGCATACCCTTCGCTGAATAGTATTAACTATCATCGAGCATTCAACGGAGGCAACGTTGAAATGGATTGGTCAATCCTTGTGGTTGTCGGCAGGTACCTTGACCGTGTCGCTCATCAGCAACTAGACGGTTACCTCTCCTTCTCAGGTGCTACAAGCATTCGTGCGGCGATTGAAGGCGACACAAGCCTCGGTGGCGTAGCGCAAACTTTGATACTCTCCGACAGTACGGATATTTCAAGTCTTTCATCTAACGATGCAGAGTTCTTGCAAATTGAACTATCATTGACCGTGTACGCATAGGAGACAACATGGCTGAATACAAGATCTTGACCAACATGATTGCTGATCACCAAGAGGGTGATGTCGTTAGCGAATCAGAGTTCGCTGGTGCTAATATCGGTGCACTCGTAGAGGCTGGGCACATAACGCTCGTAGCCAAATCGACTAAGTCCGCAGATTCAAAGAAAGACGAATGACATGCCAACAGTAGTCCTCACAAACGCTCTCATCACAGTAGGTGGAAATGATCTTTCATCACTGGCAAACACCGTGACATTGAACTACGAAATTGATTCAGTAGAAGCAACCGGCTTTTCACAGAACCACAACTTCGTAGGTGGTCTTCAGAACAACTCAGTTGAGGTGACTCTGATGCAAGACTTCGCGGCCACAAAGACGGAACCAGTTGTTTATCCACTTGTGGGAACGCAAACAACCGTCACGATCAAGGCCGTTAATACGACTACATCGACAACTAACCCTCTATACACACTCTCCAGCACATATCTTGGAGCGCATACCCCAGTCTCTGCTGGAGTTGGTGAACTCGCTACGACTTCATTGACTTTTAACGGTGGAACCCTCGTCAAAACAACTTCTTAATTAAGGAAACTCATCATGGCTGTACTCGCACTCACTAATGCTCATATCACGATCAACTCAGTCGTACTTAGCGACCACGCAAACAACGTTACTTTCAACTACGAAGTTGATTCCGTTGAAGTAACCGCATTTGGAGATAGCGGACACAAGTTCGTCGGTGGATTGCAGAATAACTCCTGCGAAATTACCTTGATGCAAGACTTCGCAACTTCCAACGTTGAAGCAACGATCTACCCATTGGTAGGTACCACTACCACGATCATTGTTCGTCCGAACGGTGCAACTACTGGCGCAACCAACCCTTCCTACACCTTGACAGGAACCTTCCTCGCTTCGCATACTCCAGTATCTGCAGGTGTTGGAGAACTGGCTACAACCTCGCTAACCTTTACCGGTGGAACGATCGCCAAAGCAGTCGCTTAATACAAACCTCTGACTAAGAAGGAGTCAATATGAAATTAGCAATGACCGTTCAGTACCAAGACGGAACCACAGAGAACGTTGAAGCAAAGTTTGCGGACTTCGTTTCTTTTGAGCGCACATGGCAACGCTCCGTTACCCGTTTTGAAACAGAACTGCGGCTGACCGATCTCGCTTGGTTGGCTTGGTCTGCCCTTACTCGACTGAAGAAGACGAACCTCAAATTTGATCCTGACTGGATTGTCACGGTTGACAACGTTGAGATGGGCGAATCCGAGGCTGATTCCCCTTTGGTGACGACTCCGCAAGTTGGCTAATTGCCTCTCTCGCTTGCGAGACGGGTATTGCGCCTAGCGCACTTCTAGCGGAGGGTAATGAAATGATCTATACAATGATCGCTTATCTACGCTCTAAGTCACGCAGGAGATAACTATGCAATCCCAAATAAAGATTGAAGGAGCCGCGGAGTTTGAGCGTGAGATCAAGAAGCTCTTGCCAGACAAAACAGGCGCAGAATTGCTGAAGAAAGCCAATGAAGATGTGGCTAACTTCATCGTGAAAAAGGCTATTGCCACTGCATCTACGCCAATGGAGAAGAAGGCTTCACGGACTATGACAGCCGCAAAGACCAGTGCTGGCGTGTATGTACTCGGTGGTTCAAGAGATATCCCGTACTTCGGAGGTGCGAACTTCGGTGCTAATCACGACCTCTTGCGTCTGATCAAGGCACGGAAGGTTCGTGGCGCCAATAAAGGTCGCCGTAGTCGAGCAACGACAATCCGAAAAGAAGAAGAATGGAAACTGGACAAGATCGTACGGAAGATTGAGTCTCAATATGTCGGCCGTAGCGGTAAGACGATCAGCAAGTACGAAGCCGGCAAGGACGCAAAAAAGTATCAGGTCAAACTTCAACGGACAAAGTCAGGCGCAGTTCGTTCAATCCGAGGTTGGAATCAATTCAAGCCGTGGACGAAAGGCAAGGATTACTTCTTGTACGCATCGATTAAGAGCAACTTTGACGCTATTGTTGACTTCTACTCAGAGCGAATGGCTCAAGTCTCTAAAGACGCATTCCCAGACTAAGATCGGCAACTATGGCAGGCTCACGGACACTCAAACTTAAGGTTCTTGGCGATGCTAAGGGAGCAACAGAAGCCTTAGCCGAAGTTAAGTTCGGAATGAGCAGTATCACTAAGGGAGTGCTCGCTGCAGGAGCCGCATTAACGGGAGCCGCAACTGCCGTCGGAACGTTCGCATATAAGGCAATTCAGCAAGCATCAGATCTTCAAGAAACGCAATCCAAAGTCAATGTGATCTTCGGAGACTCTGGAGATGCCATTAAGAAGTTTGCCAGTACTGCGGCAGGCAGTCTCGGACAGAGCAAACAAACAGCACTTGACGCTGCGGCTACATTCGGCATCTTCGGTAAGTCAGCAGGTCTCGCCGGTATGGAGTTGGCAAACTTCTCTACGGACTTCGTTAAGTTGTCCGCAGACCTAGCTTCGTTCAATAACACCACACCACAAGAAGCGATTCAGGCAATCGGAGCCGCATTGAGAGGAGAATCCGAGCCTCTCCGTAAATACGGCGTATTGCTGAACGATGCGGCCATGCGCCAGAAGGCAATGGAATTAGGTATTTATAGCGGTAACGGTGCACTCACTAGCCAACAGAAGATCCTCGCCGCGCAAGCTCTGATCTACGAACAAACTGCGGATGCTCAGGGAGACTTTGAGCGCACAAGCGACGGATTAGCCAACCAGCAACGAATCCTCCGTGCATCAATTGAGAACCTCACCACAACGCTAGGAACGCTTCTCCTGCCGTATTTCCAGAAGGTGATCAATGCTCTCAACAAATACCTCACGCCAGCCGTAGAAGCCTTCTCAATGAGCCTAGATAGCGGTGGTTCGTTCGGTCAGGCAATCAACTTCGCTATTGCTTCAATGGGAGACTTCGGCAAAACGGTTCTTGATGTATTCCAGAACGTTGCGATGGGAACTCTTGAGTTCATGCACAGTTTCGCAAAGATGGGTCAAACCATAGCAACAGTGATCGGTGTGATCGCAGGTCTTTCTGGAAACGCTGGACTAGCGATGAAGGCTGCGGCATCGGCAGTTGCGTTAGGAGTTATCCGTAATCAGACGAGTGAGGCATTGAAGACGCTACCCGGTCAGTTTGATAAATGGCGTAATTCGATTGACAATGCCCGTGAATCGCTTCATGCTCTAAAGAATGAAAGCAAGTACTTTGAGAAACTCGGTGTCTTGAACGAAACCCTCGGCGAGAAGGTCAAGGTTCAGAAGAAGTCAAACCTCACGGACGAAGAATCAGTAACAAGCACTAGTGGCGCGGCTAAGGCCGTAGAAACAGCGCAAGAGAAACTTAAGAAATATGTCGGTGCGCTTAAGGACACAGAACGCTCAACTAAGTCTTATACGGATTCCCAAAAGGAAGTTAAAAAGGCTAACGAAGAACTAACTGATTCAACCAAGAAACTCGGCGACGCACAGGCCTACTTTGATCAAGTTCGCCGTGGGTATGGCGCAGGAAGCAAGCAGGCAACCGTCCGTGACCGTGAACGAGCCAAGGCTCAGCGTGATTTAGAGAGTGCTGGCTACAACGTTGAGCAATCTATTTTCGCAGTGAAGGAAGCAGAGCGTGATCTTGCTGAAGTTCGTCTTGATCCCGAATCGACTCCAGACACAATCCGTGAAGCAGAGATCAAACTCGCCGAAGCAAAACTTCGTGTAGCCGATTCAACCGATTCCCAGCGTGAAGCGACGGAGAAGCTCGCAGAAGCAGAAAGGCTCTTACAAGAAGCCGTATATGGCGCAACCGAAGATTCCGATACATACACAAATGCCCTTGACAAATTGAACCAAGCCAAACTGAACGAAATTGACGCCAGCGAACGGGTGGAAACGGCTCTATACAACGAGAGAGAAGCCACTCGGTCGCTTGAAGAATCAAAGCGTTCCCTCTGGGACTTAATGAAGGAAATGACCGGCAACATCATTAGTCGGGCAGAAGAACAGGTTGGATTCAAGACGCCGAAACAAAACGCTTACGGATCTTTCTTAGAGGCTGTTCAGGCCTTGCATCCGAACGCTAAGTCTTTAGACTCTACGACCCCGTTGATATCTGCGAAGAAGCAGTTCCCTAACCTTTTCACCAAGTGGAAGAACGGAGAGCTTGTACCTTTGGCAGAAGGAGGGATAGTCACGCGGCCAACTATGAGCCTCATCGGAGAGGCTGGCGCAGAAGCAGTAATTCCTCTCGGCAAGTTAGAAAGCATGGGATCGACGAATGTTTATGTCACGGTTAATGCTGGCATGGGAACTGACCCTGCACAGGTCGGAGATGAAATCGTGAACATTCTTCAGCGTTACAACAGACGGAACGGTGCACTTCCCCTTAAGGTGGCGTAATGGCTACAACAATGAAGTGGGGCGAGACGATTACCGTCCTGATGGAACTCGGATTTGAGACTCAATTTTTCACTCTTGACAATGCAACGCTCGGACAACTTGACACTGGTGGATATCTTGACGGAACACTCCTCGGAGACGATGTATCGGCTTACTGCCAGAACATCTCAATCAACCGTGGCAGGCCTGACCAGTTGCAGAACTTTAACGCTGGAACTTGCTCAATCACATTAAATAATAATGATCGACGATTCGATCCGATAAACGAAAGTTCCCCGTACTGGAATGCAACGCTCGGAAGGTCTGGAGTGACCCCAAGAAGGAAAGTGACTGTCCTTTCCAACGGTGTTCCGATCTTCACCGGGCGAATCACTGACGTGAATGTCGATTATCAGCCAACTCGTCCGTCTGCAACTGTTGATAACTCTACGGTTCAAATCACCGCGGCTGATGACTTCGTAATCCTCGCAAATACTGCGATCCAAACAGAGATTACGCCAACGGAAGAACTGTCTGGAACAAGGTTAAATGCAATCCTTGATCTCCCAGAAGTTGGTTATTCAGCCACCAGCAGGAACATCAGTGCAGGAACCGTTGCTCTCGGAGGTGGCGCAACTTATGTCATATCTCCAAATACCAACGTTCTGACTTATCTCCAAGCGATCGGAGCGTCCGAGCAAGGCTCTTTGTTTATCTCTGCTGACGGCAAGGTGACATTCACAGATCGAGTAACGACGGCATTTGCCAGCATTTCGGCGACCTTCTCCGACACAGGAGCCAATATTCCCTATCAGAAACTCGCCGTTCTTTACGGCCAAGAGCTTCTTTACAACAAGGTCATTTGCACCGTGATTAACGGGATTGACCAAGTTGCCAATGATACGACATCGCAAACAGAGTTCGGGGTTTCAACATTCAGCCTTTCCAACCTCCTCTTGTCAGAAGATTCCGCGGCTTTGACCTTGGCAGAATCGTTGCTTGCTCGATACAAACAACCGAAGTACAGGTTTGACAAGATTCAATCTATTTACAACGGACTCAGCACTCCGAACCAGAATGCTCTGACTGGCCTAGAACTGGCTGATACCGTAAGGATTACGAGGACTTACCCGACCGGCACTCCGTTGACCGTCACTAAGGAGTACTCCGTAGAGGCTGTGAGACACTCCATCACCCTCAACGAGCATATTGTTGAATACAGCCTTGCTGTCGCAGAAATTGTTTACCCGTTTATTTTGGCTGGTTATCCACCTACTACACGCATCAACCTTATGCCGAATCCAAGCGCAGAAGGTGCGTTCACTGGATGGTCATCTTCAGGTGGAACGCTAACGCAATCATCAACATACGCTTACGCTGGAACTTATTCTGCACGAACTCAAACGGTTACTGATGGGACTGTAGATGTGAACACGGGAACATTTTCTATGGTGGCAGGGCAAACATACACAGGTTCGGCTTATGTTCGTTCATCTGTTTCTAGGCAGTGTCGTGTTTATATTGGCTGGTATAACGGTGGAACATTTTTGAGCAATTCTGTTGGCTCATATTCAACATCTACAACAGGTGGTTGGACACGCTGCACAGTTACGGGAACTGCACCTGCTACTGCAACTATTGGTTATTTGGTAACTCAAGTTGCTTCTACTGTTATTGGTGATTTGCATTATTGGGATGCGTTCTTGATTGAACAAGCCTCGTCAGCACTCCCATATTTTGATGGTACTTATGCTGACACCTACACGGGTTATGCGTTGGACACTAAAGCGTGGACCGGTACAGCGAACGCTTCTACTTCTTACGGTTACTGGTATCAGGGTGCAACACGCACAAACCTGCTAGCAAACCCAAACATTGAAGTAAGTGCAGCACAGTGGACAAATATCGGTGCGCTATCAACTGTGACTCGTAGTGCTACTGATGGTGCGGTGTCAGGTACTGCATCTCTCAAAGTCGTGCGAGCTACCAACTCAGGCACAGCAGTGAACACTGGTGCATGGGCAGGTCTGAGCACTGTCAATTATGCACCTATCACGCCATCTACTACATACACAATCTCGGTCTATGTGCGAAAGATCAGTGGCACAGACCCAACCATGTTCTGCTCGATAGCGTGGTACACAGCAGCCGGCGCATACATCAGCGAAACCACACCAGTGACGACTCTCATCACTAGCACTACTAACTGGGTGCGTCTGAGTGCCACTGGCACAGCACCTGCAAACGCTGCTTTTGCGAACCCACTCGTGCGAGAAAATGCTGTGAACGGACAACTTGCATCAACATGGCAGGCTGACGCATTCCTGCTGGAACTAGGTGCTGTAGTGCTTCCTTACTTTGATGGTGCTGGCACTGCGCCATATACGGGCTACACGCTGACATCGATCGGCTGGAATGGAACAGCGAACGCTTCAACTAGCACAGCCAGTTGGGGATTGGATACTGCCTATGTTGGTACACCAATGGATTCGGATTACGCTCTTTCATAGAGTGTTACACTAGGAGGCACTATGGCAGGCGCAGGCGCAAAACTCTTTGTTAGTGGGGCTGTATTAACCGCGGCTCAAGTGAACACATTCCTGATGGATCAAAGCATTATGCGTTTCGCCGATGCGGCCACCCGTGATGCGGCCTTTGGCGGTGCCGGTGAACCTGTACTTGCGGAAGGAATGGTTTGCTACCTGCTTGACAGCAACTCATTGTTCTATTATTCAGGAACATCTTGGTCAGCGTTAAGTGAAGACGATCAAATGGTTTTGGCTAATCAAATATTCGGATAAAGGACAAGCATCATGGCAGTATTTAGCAAATTATCACTCGGGAGTTCAACGGACGGCAGATCGATCAAGGTCGCACAAACTGCTTCTCCGGGAACATTGATCCACACAGGATCTACAACAACATCGGTATTTGATGAAGTCTGGCTTTACGCACAGTTGAACAACCCTTTTTCAGCCGCGCTCACGGTAAGCAATAAGGCTCTTACTTCAAACGTTGCGACGATAACTACCTCTGCGGCTCACGGATTATTCGTCGGAGACACAGTAAAGATCACAGGTGTTGATACGACTTTTAATGGAACTTGGACTATTACCACTGTCCCATCGACTACTACTTTCACCTACGCAAGAACTGCTGCGAACGTTACTTCGGGAGCTTCTTCTGGGTCTGTTTATCCTGCAGCGACTGCGGCCTCACAGAACGTGAGATTGACGATTCAATGGGGTGGCACAACTGCCGTTGACGATGACATCACTTACACAATGACCAACCAGAACGGTCTGTATCTGATAGTTCCGGGACTCGTTTTGAAGGGAAATGCCACGGCATTGACTGTTCGTGCCTTCGCTGATGTCGCCAACGTTGTGACGATTAGCGGATACGTCAACCGAATCTCGTAAGTCATGCCAACCTTCAACAACATCCTTAAGGGTGGGCGTTCTGTTTCTGGCAATGCTGAAGCACCTAGAAGTCGCAGAGGAAATCAAACTGCACAAGTAGATCAATATTGGTCTGGTCTTGCTGGCGGTGTTTCTGCATATTCTGTTGAGTTTTTCGCTGTCGGCGGTGGCGGTGGTGGTGGTGCAGGTTTCAACAACGGTATTACTCAAGCAAACGGCGGTACGGGCGGTGGCGGTGGCGGTAGTCAAACTGGTTTGTTGAGCCGTGTTGCTGGAACATACACAATCACTGTTGGTGGTGCTGGAACTGCTGGAAACTACCCATCACCTAACGGCGGTGTAGGCGGTACTGGTTCTGTAGTTGATCCTGCGAACAACACTATTTGCAGTGCTGCAGGTGGTGGCGGTGGTCAATCAAACGCTAACCCTGCCACAAACGGTGCAGGTGGAGTTGGAACAACTTGGACTGGCGGAACAGGCGCACCATCAGTTGGCGGTACAACGAATAGTTGGACTGGAACTGCAGTGACTTATTCAACTAGCGGTGCTGTTCATCCATCAGGTGCGCCGACCGGTAACGAAGGTATCGGTGGTACTGCAGGTGGCGGTAACCCAAACCCTGGCACTGTCGGTGCTGCAGGTTCTACTTTCTTGCGTATTCCTTCAACATTTGCAGCGAAGGTTCTCACAACTACAGGTTCACCAACAACATTTTCTGCGAACGGTTACACCTATTACAAGTGGACTACTTCAGGAACGGTGACATTACTGCCATGAGTGATTACGCAGAGTTAGAAAACGATATTGTTGTGAATGTTGTTGTTGCTGAATCCGATTGGGTTGGCTTGACTTTTGGTGTTTGGGTTGCGTACGACAATGATGTGAACCCTGCAATGATTGGTTCAACATATAACTCGGAAACAAATATGTTTGAATGGTTTGATGAAGGCACACAAACTTGGATTGTGCTATGTCCTCCAGTAAGTGGCTGATCTTTCTCCCTGTTGCAATCTTTGCTTGGTTTTCTCCCAACGTTGCTAAGGCTGAACAAGTTGGATTAATTGCAGTTGGTTACTCGATCACGGAGATCCCTCCGACGAAGTCCGACGCGGCCTATACGGAATGTGGCCGTGATGTTGTTCCGTTCATCAATGTCACTTTCGACTATGAGCAGAACTTATTCGGAACTTGCGGGTGGGATTCCTTCATGATCCATTACACCGGTTATATCCAGATTCCCGAACATCAAACAATTGAGTTCTGGGTTGCGTCAGATGATGGTGGCACCGTAAAGATCGGTACGGAAGAGTTTGGCGTTTGGCAAGATCAAGGTTGCTCTGCTACGGAGACAGGCCTGATGGACATTTCACCCGGCACGAAGCTCTTTGACGGTTGGTTTTACGAGAACGGTGGAGGAACTTGTTTCATGCTGGCTTGGAACGTTGACAACACGGGCTGGACGATTGTGCCTCCAGAGGCTTTTACTTCTCAGCCTTCCGCGGCCACAACAACCACAGTATTAAGTACCACGACAACGGAGATCCCAGCAAGCACCACCACAGCATCGGCTACCAGTACTTCCTTATTCCAAATATCAACGACAGAATTAACAACGACCACGACACAACTACCAACCACGACGACATCGACTAATCCTCCTCAGCCCGTATTGCCCGTTGAAACTGCGCCAAGCACCACAGAGACAACAGTAACGGACACCACCACAACGGAGACGCTTCCAGAAGAAACAACAGTGCCAGTTGAGCCATTCCCTGACCCTACCGACAATGCGCCCATAAGCCCACCAGACACGCCAGAAAGCGATTTGAGCGTTGTTATCCCAGAAACGACAGAATCCCCTACGACTACGGCAGATGTCCCCGTAGAGGTGGTTTCCGAGCAGGAAATTACGGATGAAGTTTTCAGTCAGGCATTAGAGAACCTCGCAGATGCTTCGGAATCGGAAGTACAAGCAATCGTTGAGGAGCTTCTCACCGGTGACTTATCCACAGAGCAAGCCACAGAACTCGTTACGGACGTTGCATTATTAAGCGCAGTGACGCCTGAGCAGGCGCAAGCGATCTTTGAGGAGATTCAACCTGCACAACTTTCTGAAGCCATGGCAGAAGTTATCGCCGAAGCACTGAACGATCCGAGTGTGCCAACGGAAGTGAAGGAAGCCTTTGAGGAAGCAATAAACATCTTCGGAAATGACGGCTTTTCCGATTATGTGCCAGTCGATTCAGTGGTGAGCGTGGCAGTCCGCAGAACGGTGATTGCTACCACGGCTATCCTTGTAGCGATTCCAGCACCAGCAGTTAGGCGTAACCCATGAACAAACTTGTTGAATATTTGAGGGATAACGCTTGGGTTTGGGCTGGGACAGGCCTCGTTTTGCTAACGCTCAGCGGAACTACTCTCCGTCAAGCCTTGTGGATTACTTGCCTCACAACTTTGATACATTTCTTGGCAACGTTCTTAAAACAAGGAGATTCAGATGGACAAAGTTAAAGATATTTCGGGAAGAATAATTGCGCTCTTTATGTCCTCCGCACTCGGAATTATCACGGGTTCAGCGATAATCGGTGGAATCCCTGTTTGGAAGTCAGCCGCGCTCGCAGGATTCACGGCAGTCGCTGGAGTAGCAGAGAAACTTGCTAAGGCCTCAGTCGATGGCAACCTCACGAAACAGGAAATATCTGATGCCTTCGGTGGGAACGGCAAGACGGTTAAGGGCAGGAAGTGAATCTTCCTGTTAAGCCAATACTGCTTCCTGCTGACCTGAAGAATGTAGTTCCGGGAGAGCTTCCTCCAGGATTGTTAGTTCCGATTCGTCCTTACGGGCAGTTGCATCGTTTAGCCGCGGATGCTTACCACGCACTGCGAGCCAAGGCTCTTGCTGAAGGCATCAGGCCATTCAAGCCAACTAGCGCAGGAGACACTTACCGTACTTTGGCACTCCAGAAAAAAGGATTCATTGCTCGATACCAGCAGGAACCAATTGCTGGAGCAAGCACACGGACTTGGGAAGGAAAGAAGTGGTATCTGAAGGCTGGCAACGCTCCTATGGCCGCACCCGGCACCAGTAATCACAATCTCGGATTAGCCGTAGATATCAGCGAAGCAAGCAAAGAACGTCTGGCATGGATGCTGAAGAATTGTGCCGACTTCGGATTCTCGTGGGAAGTTCAATCGGAGCCTTGGCATATCCGTTATGTCGCAGGCGATCGAGTACCACCTGCAGTTCAAGCGTGGATCAATAGCCACCAGAAGCCTGCTGAATAGTCATGGATAACGGATTAGCCATGATCGCAGTTGCGGCCGTTACGACTGTCGGGGGAATCATCGTTGCCGTTATCCAAATGTTCAAGAAGGAAAACCGTGAAGATCACGCTATGGTCATGGATGCGTTACGATCTGTTCACAAGGTAATCGGTAGGGTTGAAGACAAAGTTGACAGGCACCTCGTCTGGCATGCGGAAGGGAAAGATGGGAACGTTCCTAGAGGAAGTAAAAGGGTATAACCCGAAGTCACAACATTTGCTTGATCGATTCATCTCGCAGATGACGGAAGAAGACGCAAAAGAATTGCGTGAAGCCTTGCTTGACGAGAACATCAAGTTAGTTGCAATCAGGAAAGCACTTGCTAACCGGGGATTCAATATTTCGCAAGGACATCTCAGCAATTACAGATCGGAAGTTCGCAATGGGGTTCGCTGACGAAGTAGCACAGAACGCTGACACTTCAAATGTGAAGTTGAAACGGGAGAGAGATTCAGCAGTCAAAGAGCTTCTGAATACGAAGGTTTTGCTTGAGCAAGCGAACCGAGCACTTTCTGTCGTTGAAGCCACGGAGAACGCCAGCCTTGAACCTCCCGTTTGGCTCTCTCCAGCCGTCCCGAAACAGAAAGCGGCGACCCTCGTTGTCATGCTGTCGGACACGCACTTTGACGAAGTAGTGCTTCCAGAAGAAGTTGAAGGCCTGAATGCCTACAACCGAGAGATCGCAGTAATGCGACTTGAAAGATGGGCAACGAATGTTGTGAAGATGGCTAGGCATTACCTCGCCGGCATGAAGTACGACGGATGCGTGCTGATTCTCGGAGGAGACATCTTTAGCGGAGATATTCACGAAGAACTTGCACAAACGAACGAGGATTCGATGATCGGCTCTTTGCTGTTTTGGTCTGAGCAAATTGCTTCAGCGATCAACCTGTTGGCAACGGAGTTCGGGAAGGTTCATGTTGCCAGCGTTGTCGGCAATCATGGCCGCACGACACGGAAGCCACGGGCAAAGATGCGAGCAAAGACTAACTTTGACTGGCTTCTTGCAAAGATGCTCGAAAGGCATTTCGGGAAAGACAAGCGTGTAACTTTTACAATTCCAGAAGGTTCCGATGCCTTCGTTCAGATCTACGGCCACGGGCAACTCATAACCCACGGAGATCAAACAAACGGAGGTGGAGGTATCGGAGGCATCTATCCACCGATCATGCGACTTAGGGCTAGGAAGGCACAAAGATTCCTCGCTACCGGTCAGAACTTCTCAACGTTGTGGATGGGTCACTGGCACCAGTACTTGCCTTCGCCGAGTCTTGTCGTTAACGGATCAATGAAGGGAGTTGATGAATATGCCTTCATCAGCAACTTTGGATACGAAGTCCCACAGCAAGCTCTTGCTATCGTTACGCCTGAACACGGAATAACACTCCAAGCACCGATATTTTGCCGAGACAGAAAGCGAGAAGGCTGGTGAGTTACGACTTAGTTGAGGTGATCTGGCACGATGCCTTCGCCTATAAAGATTCTTGGATCAGCGCGGCTGACATCGATGAAGAACCAATGGTTGTGCACTCAGTCGGATATTTGCTGGCGAACGCTAAGCCAGACCATGTGGTCATTACGCAGTCCGTTAACGCAGAAGACATATATGACGGTGTGCTATCCATACCTTGTGCGATGGTACGCATACTTCGTGTAGTTTCTTCTACGGATAGGGTTCCCTTCTCCCCTACCTCGGCTTGAGCGCAGTCTGTCCGACATCGTTGTTCCCCGATAGCGACGGACAGGCTGTGTTCGCTGAGACAAGTTAAGGAAAGACGCAACTTCACAACACCCATGAGCCATGCTTGACTCAGCGACATTCGTCGCACTTAACGAGGAGAAGCATGAAACTAATCACGAAACCTGAACACGGTTCTCTTGCTTGGTTGGAACGCCGATGGAAAGATGACGAGGGGAAGTGCACTTTTGGTGCTTCCGAAGCTCCGATCCTTGCTGGCGTTTCACCTTACGCAACGATTGCCGATCTATTCATCATCAAGAAATTGAATCCAGTTCCTTCCGAGAACAAAATGGCATTCCGTAGAGGAAACTTGTTGGAGCCAGTCCTCCTTGAAGAAGCAGGACGGATGCTTAACCTTCCGATTACGACACCTGAATACATGTATCAGAACGGGAGATTCACTGTCAGTCTTGACGGAGTTGACAACGCCGAAGATCCGAAACTCATTGTTGAGGCGAAGACAACGGCTCGTTATCGAGTGCAGTCTTCCGAGGATCTTCCGAGGGAATGGCTCTGGCAAGGATGGGCACAGCAGTTCGTAACCGGCGCTGAAGTCAAGTTCATGGTTCTTGACTCAGATCAGAGCTTGTCACTTCTTGATCTTCCTGCCAATAATCAGGCCGCGGATTTCCTAGCGGATTACTCCGAGCGTTTGGGTCAGTTGATTGACAGCAATGAAGAACCGAACGCTGAACTCTTTGAGCAGTTCACGGCTGAACAAGTGTCTTCAATCTTCAAGCCAGAGGCAACCTCAATTGAATTGGGCGAAGAAGGACTTGAGTGGATAGAGATGTATCAGGAAGCCAAGCAAACTTACGAAGATGCGGAGATCATGGTGAATCTTGCGAAGGACGCAATCGCTCGGTTACTCCGAGAGAATGAGATCGGTCTTGTGAACGGAGTTAAGGCTGTGACTTGGAAAGAACAGGCAGGCCGTAAGTCGTTTGACTCAAAAGCGTTCAAGGAAGACAATCCAACGTTGTTTGAGAACTACTCAAAGGTAGGCGCACCGTTCAGGACAATGCGCTTCAGCAAGGGGAAATGAAGATGGACAAGTACGAGATTCGTGCCACCCGACAGGGCAAAGTTTCGGCAGTCATCTTTGAAGATGTCAATGATTCAGAAGCAACCTACTCGGCGATCTTCCGAATCCTAGATAAAGCAAATAAGGAACAGAACGGTTTGTGGGCGAGGGGAGAGGTAACTCTCACCAACCTCACTACCGGTGAACTACTCAAAACAATGAAGGAGAAGAAATAGAGATGGGATATTACATTCAAACAAAGGGGCAGAACTTTCTTCTGCCTCAACGGAAACTGAAAGACGCTCACGCGGCGATGGTTGCATTAGACACAACTCATCACTCCGAGAAGCGTGGTGGCAGTTGGTCAAACGGAGAACAGCAGGAACGCTGGTTCTCTTGGATGCCGATCGACTACGCCGTGACCTGCGAAACGGCTGAAGCAATCTTGACAGAGCTTGGCTTTGAAATTCAGCATGATGTTGACGGAAGCATCATCGGCTTGGAATATGACAACAAGATCGGCCAAGAGAGTTTGTTCTTGCAAGCGATTGCGCCGTTCGTAGAAAAGGGTTCATACATCAACTGGATCGGCGAAGACGGTGCCCTTTGGCAGTACTTCTTTGACGGAAAGAAGATGGTTGAACTTGAAGCAAAGATCACATACACAACAACAACAGAGGAGGAATAAACATGGCGTTCAATATGGACGGTTATGTCGATGTTGCGGAAAGAATCCGCATCTTCAAACAGTTACACCCACAAGGTTCTTTGCAACCTGCGAACTTAGGCGAGCCATTCAGGATCGTTGAAATAGGAGACAAGGTATTCGTGGTTTATGTCGCTGCGGCCTACCGTACTCCTGATGATCCTCGTCCAGGAATCGGAATGGCAATGGAGCCATTTCCGGGGAAGACGAACTACACCCGTGACAGCGAGTTAATGAACGCTGAAACGAGTGCTTGGGGTCGGGCAATTGTCGCCGCACTTGCCTCTGATACGCAGAAGATTGCTTCGGCAGAAGAGGTACGGAACCGTCAAGTAGATCACCCGTCTGCTCATCAAGATCCAGTCCTGCCACCAATTCCGAAGCGTGAGCCTGCATCGATCACTCCTTTGAAAGTTGTGGATAACTCGCAACGTTCCCGTGAGCAAATGATCGCTGACGCAAACGCCAAGAGCGAGGCGATGGTTAAGGCCAATGAGGAATCTAAGCAAACCGGTGAGAAGCCTGAGATGCCTAATTCAACCCTCATCAGCGAGAAGCAAGTGAAGTTGCTTTGCAAGCTCTTGCGTGACGGAGGAATCAAGGACTTCAGTGCGTGGGCATCTACGCGGCTGAACCGTCCTCTAGAAGAACTTACGGAAATTACCAAGCGTGAAGCAACAGCAATCATCGGTGACCTCATGAATAACGGGGTCAACTGATGATCGTGACATTCAGCGAGTTCCCGACTAAGTGGTTCAAGAGGCAGGTGAAGCCGAGTGGTGATATCGGAGTGCTCGCCGACGCAGTTGCTACGGCGTGGGAGAAAAGAAACAAGCCGAAGGGAGATGCGCTTGAATGCCAATGGGCGAGCCTGTGCATCGATGCCGTGTTCATCGTCCGTGACAAAGGTATTCACTGCGAATATCAGATCTTTTCGGAAGACGAGAGTGGCCTCGGAGCCTTTGAGGTAGGTCAGTTCTCATGAGCCTGCCATACAACGGAACCGAGGGTTATGTTGATTCCCCGGCGAGCAAGGAGAGAGCAGTCAGAGAGGCTAAAGACGGTAGTGCCGTCAGCCGTCAGCAACTAATTCTCCACCTCGTTGAAGTCGCTGGGATTCACGGCCGCACTTGGAAAGAGTTGCAAGGAGTACTCCCTGATCTTCATCACGGACAGATCTCCGCAAGCCTTTCGGTGTTGCATAAGTCTGGTGATCTCTTCCAGTTAAAGCCGAAACGAGGAAAGTCGCATCCATACGTTCATCACAGTTTCCACTACCAATGGCACGAAAGCCTCCGAATAGACGCTCCAGCCCGTATCAAGCGGAACGTTGACAGGGATCGGGTAGCCAAGGCTCGGGAGGAAGCTCTTGATCTACAGGAGATGCTTCTGTTGCTTGAGGATGGCGTATTCAAGCCGAGCACACTGTTCTTCCAGAATCTTCACGGTACAATCAGCACTCTCATTGAACTGCTGGAGGAGAAGGATGCGGAATGAACAATGGAGACTGCTAGCCGCGTGTCGAGGATTGCCTACAGCGATCTTCTTTCCTGAACACGGAAGCGAGCTTCCCGATCCATACGATGATGCGAGAAAGATATGCGCTAATTGCACGGTGAGGGAACAGTGTTTGGAGTTGTCAGAATCATTCGCTACCAGTGGTGATCGGAACGGAATGTTCGGTGGCCTCAGCCCTGCGGAGCGAAAGACTTTCAGGCGACACGCACGGTCATCACTGAAATTGCGTAAGTCATGCTGAACGTTCTGTCTCTCTTTTCAGGCGTAGGAGGATTTGACTACGGACTTGAAAATGCGGGGATGAAGACGGTGTTTCAATGCGAGATAGATAAGCATTGTCAACAAATTCTGCACCGGCATTGGCCAGATGTCCCGAAGTGGGACGACATTCAAACACTCACAGGGAAGCACATTCTTGAAAACGCTGGCGTAGTCGATGTGGTTGCATGGGGATCTCCTTGTCAAGACCTCTCGCTCGCTGGCAAAAGAGCAGGCCTCGCTGGCGAAAGCAGTGGGTTGTTTCACGAAGGAATACGGATAATTAAAGAGTTGAGAAAGGAAAGTAATGGACAATATCCAAGAGTCTCTATTTGGGAAAATGTCATGGGGAGTCTCTCGTCCAACGGTGGTTCTGACTTCGGGAGGGTCATCGATGAAATGGCCGAGGCAGGGGCATTGGTCATTGAATGGCGCAGTCTGGACTCAAGATTCTTCGGAGTCGCACAACGGAGAAGAAGAGTGTTCGTCGTCGCTGTCTTTGATCCTGCAGTCGCCCGAGACTGTCCCGACCCGATATTACCTGTCACCCGTGGCGTGTACTGGCATTCTAAGACGAGCGCGGCGAAGAGGGAAAGTACTTCCAGAAAGATTGGAAACGGCATTGAATCAAATAGCGCAATCATCGGATCAGAAATAGTCGGGACTCTAAGTGCGTCAGATGCCAAGCAAATTAGCAATCAATATGTAAATGAAAACAAGTGCGTAGTAGAACCGTTATTGGTTGACGGAACGAGGAATGACGATCTGAGATTGTACGAAGACGGCATAGTGCGAACCATGAGGGCGAGGATGGGAACGGGAGGAGGGAATACCCCTACGGTTCTCGTGCCAACACTTTCCTTTGATACGCAATTCGGAAGCAATGCCGGTGTATTTGAAGATCAATCTCCAACGTTGAAGTCCAGTCAACAATCCCCTTCCGTTCTTCAGGAACCACTGACATATGACGGATACAACCAAACGCTTTCCGATGATGGGATACATCGATCGCTTTGGATAGGAAGGGATTCCTCAGACTTCATAGCGCAGGAGGAGAACAAATCTGAAGAAGTTTCTCCGCAGTTCGCAATTCGTAGATTGACGCCGCTTGAATGTGAGCGTCTCATGGGTTGGCCTGATAATTGGACGGAAGGACAGAGCGATTCGCACCGTTACAAGCAATGCGGAAATGGAGTTGCCTCTCCCGTGGCAGAGTGGATCGGAGAGCAAGTCCTAAAGATATGGAGCAAGCATGAATGAGATCCACGACTACAACGTTGACCTAGAACGGAAGGGAGAGTGTCAGGGCAATCGTGAGAAGTGCAATAATGCCAAGTGTCCGATCTACGGAACTCTCGGAAGACCGGGGAGGGACGGTAAGCGACGCATTCGTGGTTGTGGAGATCCACAGGCAAGAGGCAAGCGTAATCGAGCCAAAGGTGACGGCAAGGCAAGACGGGCTCGCAAAGTACTTGGCATAACGGGTGCTAACACACGGCATGAGGAACACTGGGGAGGGAGCTTGCGAGTGGAAGTGAAGGCAGGCGCACAGATCTCTCCGATCGCAACGAGGTTTCACGCGGCTGAACGGCAAAGCGCACAGGCAAAGTCAATCGGCGATCACAGGCCTTTCGTCATGGTTGCGATGCCTGACGATGAGAAGGACGGAATAGTACTAATGCGACTCAGCGAGTTCGCAACGTTGATTGGGGTGATTATGTGAGTATTCGATGGATGGCTCAAATATGGGCTAAGTCTCCATACCGGGGAGAGCGACTGTTATTGCATTTGGCTCTCGGAGATTACGCCAATGACGAAGGGATTTGCTGGCCGTCACAACGGACGCTCGCACAAAAGGCTCGTTGCTCGGAGAACTTCGTCAGACTCACCCTGCGACAAATGGTTAACGACGGATTAGTTGAACTACATAAGTCCTCAAATGGAAGAGGGAACACTGCCGTCTATCAACTGAAACCCCATCCAGCAAATGGGGAACCAGCGAATCCCCATTCGCCAAGACGAGAAACCCCAATCCCGGACACTTCTGACACCTATATATTGAACCATCAAGAACCATCAATACTCGATGAACAATTTGAGCGATTCTGGAAGGCATACCCACGGAGAGTGGCGAAGACGACTGCCAAGAAAGCGTTCATGCGGATCATGAAAGCAAAAGAAGCTCCAGATCTAGAAGAACTGTTTGAGGCCGTACTTAATTACGCCGCAGGAGTGAAGGACATTCAGTATTGCGCTCATCCTGCAACTTGGCTTAATCAGCAACGTTGGCTTGACGATAAGACCTCGGAACCGACTAAGATACAAGTACCCCAGAACATCAGTGACGCACAATCCCTCGGTGCTTCCCACCGTCTCGCCGGTATGAGCCGAAGCGATCTTGAGGACGCAATCAGTCACCTAACTCCTGAAGCGCAGAGCGCAGCCATATCCGCATACGAAAGGAAATAGCAATGAAGCGTTTATCACTACTAATAGCCATACTCATAGCGGTCACTCCCTCGATCGCAGAAGCCAAATATTCACCAATTAAGCAAGAGAAGAAGATTAAGTATCGTCACGGAGACTGCTCATGGGTTCCCGAAGTAGCGATCTCAGCAGGATGGGAGCAGAAGCAAATTCCGCGGCTGATTCACATAATTAAGCGAGAGTCAGGTTGCTGTCCTAACCGTGCAGGAGGAGACATTGTTGACAAGGATTGCAACATAACCGGGGTAGCGAGATGGAATCACAGAAGCGACAGCGGACTGCTCCAGATCAACGGAGTTCATTGGAAGCAAGATCATCCTCAATATCACGGACTCGTATGCAAGGAAATGAAAGTTTGCACGCAGAAGCCATTAATGGATCCAGAAACAAACCTCCGTGCTGGGAAGCTCTTATTCGATGTCGCTGGCTGGAAGCCATGGGGATTCTAGAACTGCATCAGCCGTTACCTCGTCACACCTGAGGCCTCAAAACGGCATTAACCAGCCCATGCCCCGAATCGGGCATTCAGGCTTTGAAATGGCTCCCTACGTGGGGTTATTTTCACCCTTCAATTGAGGTCAGACGCCGAAAGCGTCCAAAGCCTTATTTTGCAACGTTCCGCGGCGAAAGAGCTTGCACGGAATTTTCCCGAAAGTCCCAACTGCGCCGTACCGGTGAGGCAGGCTTGAGGTGACGGCTGGAACGGCCAGCCGAGGAAAGGGTACGGAGATGGGAAATTGGGATTCAATCCAACATGCTGTTGTGGATCAATTCACGCTCGGCACGGGTATCAGTTGTGCACACCTCAATACGGGTGGTGGTTGCACTGCGATTCATATTCCGATAGAGGGCAAAGGTTATCTACTTGTGACAGACGGTCAGGCAGAGATTCCTTTGCCAGACGAGTTTGAGACTATTGCTGTGACCAAGTACAACTCTTCAGATGTGGAGTGGGACACTCAATATTTTGAGAACTACACAGATGCAATCAATTACTGCCGATACATGTACGACCTGTTCACTGGACGCATCTAATGGCTAAGTACACCTGTATGGCTTGTTACGAGACATTCAATTCGAGTACGGATCACATGATCCATTACACCACTGCTCATCATGTCGGACGGGTTAAACGTTCCGATCTGATGAAGCGAGAGATTTCCTGTCGGAGTTGCGCCAAGCGACTTCGTTCAGGGATAACCGTCTGCGATTGCGGATGGGAACTTAACCCAATAGGAGAAGGGAAATAGCAATGAAGACAGCACAGAAGAAGGCACTCTTGGACATTAACCAAGATGTGCGAGGAACCTGTCAGTTAATTAGGGAGAAGATCTACGCAGGAGACCTCGGCGAAGTTGAGTTGTACGCCGAAGCTCTGATCTCACTCTCTCATCGAATAACCAATGAAGTAGCAAATATCCGACAAGCAAATCAGGAAGGAAAGTAACAATGGACAAGGCAAAGGCAAAGGCGATCACGGATCGCTTCGCAGAAGCAATTCTTGCAGTTGAGCAGGAGTTCGGGGTGAAGTTGGCGAAGAGCCGCGGAACTTACGACTCATCAATGTTCAAGCAGACATTTGAGTTCCACGAAGTAAGCATCGGCAGTAGCGGAGTGAACGAATCCTCGCCACAAGCACTGGATTACCACCGTTTCACAAAGACATTCGGCCTCAACGTTGGAATGTTAGGCAAACCGGTAAAAGTGAAATCAGGAACTTACCTGTTCGCAGGCCTCAACATCAGCCGTCCGAAGTACATGGTTGCACTCGCTGACGAGCGAGGCAAGGACGCAGGTGCGACAACCCTCAAGGCTTTGCCAAGAGAGTTCTTCGTTGACGAGTTGGCGTTCATTGAATCACGGAAGGGAGCCTAGTCATGGCGCAAGGTTGGACAGACGAGAACCGAGTTGCTCGATCACAGTATTTGAAAGATCTTCGCAGTCTCACGGATGCGTTATACAACTTCACTCACGCATGGGAGAGATTGTCTGAAGAAGATCAAGACCTGTGCAACAAGCACAAGTGGGAGGGGATCTCACTTAGTTTCTGCGAGCTTCCTTACGAGTTTGAAAATGCTCTTGAAGTGATTCAGGTTGCATTTGAGATGGGAAAGGTGGAGTGATGGCTAACTCATATGGCGACTGCGTGATCTGCGCCGAGGAATACATCATGCCAATAATCAACGTTGACGGGTCATGCAGTTCTTGCAATGGCTCACCCCGAGATTGTGATTGTGGCGATGTCTGCCCAAAATGCGGCGAGGACTTGAAAATCATGGGAGAGGACGAGTGATGGACAAGTTCTACCGAATCCAGATCGTGCTCTCCATACCTGATTACCAGTTGTGTGACGAGCATCAGGGAGTCCAGATCACCGGTTTGGATTACATCACGATTGGCGACGACTGCCAAATTCACGAGATCTCCGAGAGCGAAATGCTTCTCGTTGAAAAAGAATCAGCAATATTCCAACAGGAAGTGCTGAGGTCAATAAACCAACTACCCCAAGAGGAGGGGAAATGAAAAAGATAGAAATGCAAGTCAGGGTTCAGCGCAGACGGCTGGCCAAAACGATCAGGGAAGAAAGGACTCTCCGCGGCTTAAGTCAAGGAGATCTAGCAATTAAGGCAGGCATCGATCGCAAGACTGTGAATCGGATAGAGAATCAACACTTCAGCCCACAGTTAGACACAATTGTACGCCTAGCAAGTGCTCTCGGTTACCGACCCGAAGAATTGATCGGAGCTTGAGCGAGATGTCAACTTCATTGAAGCAACGAACGGAAGAAATGGCCGACCTAATCTGCCTGACGGCACCAGATCCATTCAATCAGTCAATGGCGAGACTCTTCGGACTCACGGCAGAGGACTTAGTGATTGACTGTCTTTCGGCAGTAGACGTTTACGATCTCCTTGAATCATCTGATTCAACGAAGCTCGCCGCGGAATCTGATTACTTAGTCCTCAGCACTTGTGGTTGGGCGAAGCCGATTCGTGACGGGGAAGATGAGGAAGGCATCGCTCCTTCTGTTCACCCCGATCGACGACGGGTATTCATGCTTGTCGGATTCAATAGCAGAGAGAATTGGGCAGTAGTTCGGTTCGCTGACGAGACAGAGAACGTTGTGTCCGAGAATGGCCGTGGTCCTCTTTCGGTAGCCGTTGCCGATCTGATGAATCGTGCTAACGCAGGAAGCAACTAATGGAGTCTCAGTCAATGAGCCAATGCCTAGAGTGTGGCCGAGTCTTTGATCTCACGAACGAGCGAGATGCCGGTGAATATTATTACGGACATGATTGCGAGGAGGGATAAATGCTGAAAGTTCATAACTGGCAGAAGTGGCAGAAAGCAAAGGTTCTCGCCGCAGGATTCTGCGTCCTGCTTGCAATCAGTTGCGCTGGAGGTCTAGAGGCTACAGGTACGGAGGAAATGCCGTGGGGTCAGGGAGCGTTATTCTTCTCTGGCCTCGCATTCCTGCTCGTCTGGAGCTTCTTTAAGCACGACGGACAGCACGACTAATGGGCTACCCGAACCTTCGCTGTTGTTGGTTCTGTCAGGGATTGGCAGAGCCACAATACGGCCGTGATGTTGAATACATCGGTCAGGACAGCAAGAGTTCAAAGCAACACTCGATCACTAGATATGTTTGCTACAAATGTCTTCCGAAGGAGGGGAAGGACAAGTAGCAATACCGGTCACGACAAGTAGTCTCCCTTTTCAATTCCCCCTGAAGGGAGCCATCTGCAACGGTGGCGTGATCACCAAAGAGAGAGAGGAAACCATGAAAATATCGGATTTGCAAAACGCTGTAGCATTTTTACGGAGGCTAAGTGTCGGACAAATGGAAGCAGATTTGCTCATACACACCGTTGAGCAATTAGAGAAAGAAATAGAGAAGAGGAGGAAACATGGACGGAATCAGGGCTGAACTAATTGAATGGCAGGCTCGCTGTGCTGACCTGAGCAATTCATTGGAAAGAATGCGTGAGGAGCGTGACGCGGCGAGAGCTTCTGTAGATCTCTTATGGGGAGACCTCGTCAAGTTAGAGGACTTGTATCAAATGATGAAGGAATCGACTAGGCAAGCACTAGCAGAGAACGGATACCTCAAGATTAAACTTCAGGAGGGCATTGAGTTGTGAGCAGGCCGTCAGTGAAGGAACGTTGGATCTGTCCTCGTTGTGAAAACAAGTTGGCATTGAATGTCAAGACGAGCGAACCTCCATATTGCAAGAATCCTGTCGCTCACAGTGCAGTAAGAGTTCAAATGACCCGGCAAGAACCTCCGTATCAGGATTAGTCGGACATGGCACTTTTCACGCAAAATAGCGAACTTAAGCCACATGGAATCTTTAACTGGACAATTCCTGCTTGGTATGTTCGCCGCGCCGATGGTTCAATATTCAAAACCTGTCCGAACGCTGGAGCGTGTGCGAAAGTTTGTTACGCAAGAAATGGCACATACAGATTTAGCAACGTTGTTTCGGCACACACTCGGAATCTTGACCTAGTACTCGATGATCCTTCAACTTGGGAGGAAGAGGTCTGCCAAGAGCTTCGGAAGCGCAAATATCGCCCAACAGGGAGTGTCAGGGAGTTACCAGACGGGATAAAACTGCACGACCTAGACCCGTGGCTAGTCGAATGGGTTCAGCACGGTGGTAAGGCCGTGAGGATTCACGATGCAGGCGACTTCTTCGCAGACTGGTATTTAGAGGCATGGCTGAGAATTTGTCGGGAGAACCTAGACATTTTGTTTTACGCATACACCAAGGAGGTGTCGATGTTCCGAAGGGTCAAGCAATTTCCCGTTAACTTCAGATATCTCTTTTCAACTGGTGGGCTGGAAGATCATTTGATCGGAGAAGATCGTCACGCAGACGTATTCCCGACTGAGGAGGCGATTATTGCGGCTGGTTACATCTCGCAAGACGCAAGCGACCTCTTGGCCGTACTTCTTCCTACGAACAAAATAGGCATACCTGCCAATAACATTCCTGCCTTCAACAAGAAACTCGCCGGTAGAAGATTCTCGGAGATTTAGGCTACGCTGATCTACGAAGGAGAGAAGAATGAACATTAGAGAAGAACTCAAACAACTGGCTCATCCGATCACAGAATTCAAGACGCATCCAAGAAACGTGCGTCAGGGAGATGTCGGAGCGATCACAGAATCACTTAATGCCCACGGGCAATACCGTGCCATTGTGGTTCAGAAGTCAACAGGCTATGTATTGGCAGGCAACCACACGCTCATGGCCGCAAGAGCACTCGGCTGGAAAGAAGTAGCCGCGACCTTCGTTGATTGCGATGACGAGCAAGCTCTTCGCATCTTGTTAGTGGATAATCGAGCGAATGATCTCGCTATGTACGATGACCGTGCACTTGCAGATGTACTGAAAGAACTCGCTTCAACGGAACTCGGCCTTGACGGTTCGTTATTCAACGGAGATGACCTTGACGACTTGATCTATCGGCTTGAAGGCACAACAGGAAACGCCACGGAAGGAAAGTCGCTCACTGAAGAATCAGACAAGTACGCAGAGAACGACACCAGAACGTTGATGCTCCCTTATCGAGTGTCCGAGTACACCGATCTCGTCACCAAGCTCTCGGCTATCCGCAGTTCATTCGGAGATGAAAGCAACTCTGCAGTCTTTAAGCGAATCGTTGATCAAGCGTATGAAGACCTACAATCTTGAGTTCAGGGAATGGGAGCCGATAGTTCGGCGTCAACAAGCACCTTTGCTGGAAGGCAACGATGAGGATCTGATCGGATACGACAACGGAGTGCCGGTGCTGTATCAATCGACTAACTGGGAAGCAGATCAAGACCTCCTCACGGAACTAACCAGAACGTTGCGCTTCGGTATTAAATACCAGAACCCAACTGCTGCGGCGAGACTCTCTGGAATCAAAGCCAGCAACGAATACTTCGGGACAGTCCCTCCACAACCAACACGGAGAAGGTACGCATGCCGAGAAGCGCGGCTATACACCTCCCTCCCACATCTCAAGGGAATAATTGATCAACTGACTAAGCAGATGTTTGAGAACTTTCAGTTGTACTTCCCAGACGAATGTGCCCGGCATACGGAGTTAGTGGAGCAATCAATACTCCCTGACTGGTGGATCGCTGACACTCCTTTCACTTCGGGAATCATCAACGACAAGAGCGCACTTCCCTACCACAAGGATTCAGGCAACCTTCAGGGAACTTGGTCAATGATGCTCTGCCTACGCAACGGCACGGCTGGTGGTGGCCTGCATATACCTGAATACGACATCAACCTCGGCATCCCTGATCGATCACTCACTATCTTTGAGGGACAACGTCTGTGGCACGGAGTCAACCCTCTCGTCTATCGCAAGAATGACCCTTACCGATTCACGCTGGTCTGGTATGTGAAAGAGCAGATCCGCAATTGTTCCTGCATCAAAGACGAGCCATTAAGAGCCGCAAAGAAGGCAACAGAAGTACAGGAGGGTTATGTCAACAACGATTGACAAAGGGCTCAAGGTATTCGTCTTTGGATACAACCGGTACGACTCAATGAGCACTTCGATCATGCTGGAGCAAGAGGGCATTGACCACTATGTGCTCTGCCACACTCAAGAAGCGTCTGATCTATTCGTAGAGAACGGCACTGCCAAGAAGGAACGCCTGATCGTCACTAACTGCCCAAGAGGACTGGCATATCAGCGCAACTTTGCACTTGAGATGATGAAAGAAGGGGAATGGGCACTGTTCCTAGTCGATGACCTCAAGAGTGTCAGCGAACTGCGTAACTACGACAGGACGAAGGAGGCCAAGCTCCCGATCACTACTGACAATCAGAACCACTATGGCAAGAGGTTTGAGAACCCGATAACCATGACACAGTTCATGAAGCGCACACATGAATTGATTGCAGAGTGCGAGAAGTATGGCGCCAATCTCGGAGGCTTCGCCGGCATCAACAATCCCTTATACAGAGCCAAGCATTGGTCATACAATGTGTTGGCTGATGGCCGCGCATGGGCAGTACGCAAGACACACCTGCGCTTTGATGAGAACGTTCAACTGATAGACGACCTGTGCTGGACAGCCTTGAACATCAAGCACTTCGGCCTAGTAGTCGTGAATCAGTGGGTACTGCCAGACTGTCGCAGGTATTCAGCAGGAGCGTTCGGTTCAATCGAGGAGCGCATGCCACAGAAGCTCGCAGAAGCCAAGTACCTAGTAGAGACATACCCAGAGTTGATCTCATTCAAGGAGAAGGCTGGCTGGCCATTCGGGGCACACGTTGTA